GGAGTGAGCGTGTGTCTCATTTACATCAAGATCGCAGCGGCCGCTCCAGCCTCTTCAATATAAGGAGCCGCTGTTCTTAGCCCTTGCAAGATACGTCCCGTGCGGACAGTGTTGTAAATTGCAGAACCGATTTTGGGTACAGCAGAGGCAACGCCTTCCGCAACAGAGCCGATACCGTGCACAATATCACCCATCCGTTGCATGAATGTCTCATGTGGCTGTGCAGCAGTGGGAGCCATCTCACCATGATGAGAGGCATCCATTGCTGAGCGATAGAGAGATGCGACGTGGTGCGAAGGTGCAACGGGAGCGTATCTGCTGCTGCCGTACAGCGCGTGTTCTGGATCAAATCGAGCCCCATCTTGACTTAGTAGTTCAAATGTATATGTCTGTGCTGTAGCTTGCGCCGGTATATAGAAGTAATATGCTGAAGTGTTATTCAGCAAATTGGTCGTCGCAAGTGATTGCTCAAAGAAAGTGTTGAGCGTATTCAATGACATATCCACAGGCACGAAAACATTCCAGCTAAAGTCGGGATTGGTGTAGGTAATGATGCCTTTAACTTTCCTGACTGCGCTGGAGTTTGCCGAAATAATTCTGGTTCGAGTGGATGACGTGATGCGATCAATAAGCTTTATAATATTAGCGTAGGTCACCCTCGAGAGAGGGTCGTCGGTGTCATCAGCTTTGAAAGCGACGTCTATGATGTCATTTGCAGCCATGGCATAGATGGTACCCCCGCGGTTTAGACTATTGGTGGTATTTTGCAATTGTAACCCACACCTTTGAAGTGACACGTGACTAGGAGTAAGGGTCGCCAACTGAGGCGCAAAGGTGCAAGCACCTAGCGCATCAGCGGTACCAGTCCACGTCATAGTGTAACCACGACAGGCGGATTGGGTGTATGCTAAGCACACCAAATAAGAATAATTGGCCGCGACAGTATATTCCCACCTCTTAGCAGATTCGACAATAAGATACGGTGCATGAGCCACTGGGCTTGGCACATAACCTTTACTGACAAACGGGTCAAGGAAGGAATGGGCGGAAAGAGTTGATCGAGGTTGGCGCTTGGGATTTCTTGGCTTAGGACCTTTTGGTTTGGGCCCTTTTGATTTGCCTTTCTTCTTCATCCCAGTTTGCGTGGCGATAGTGTTAGATTTGCGGGTTGACATTGATGTTAATGAGACACCCACCCACCACCCCACGCTCACTCAGCCACTTGGATTGTTCAATTTGTCCAAGTATTGCTGCAAAATCGTTGGCAGTGCAGCAAAAGCCGCGTGTGCGTCCAAGGCACTCAAGTCAGTAGAAATAGCTTCATTCATCTCGCGTAAGAAAGTGTTGATGTCGTGATCATTGGGTTCGACCTCACATGTAAGCAACCACATAACAGCTTGGTCATATCTAGATATGTAACCCTTAGACATGTGTTTGTGAATCCTGTTAATGGTTTGACGCTTACTGAGGGTCTCAACGCCAAGATGCATGCGTTCGCTTTTGGCCAGGGTCAAGGTGTCTCCAGATGTCAGCATAACAGCTTCGTCTAGGTACATCTTAGCCAATAGATCATTCCTCCCGGCAAATTCAGTGGCGCGGGCAAGAAGACAAGCGGCGGCATCGGCATCAGTGAGAGTTTTACGTACGGAGCCAAGTTTGCCCAGCGCACGGATAATGTCCGGACATCCTATGTTTGGAGCTGTATACCCATTTTTGATGGGCATACGGACGCCGCAAAAAGTAGCAAGCCCAGACGAGATGAAGAGGAGCTTGGTGTCCAATCCCAAATCGTGAAAACGATCCATGTAGAATGTAGCTGGTTGGGGTAGTTTGCTCGAGAATTGGAGTAACCCATCGTCTCCCTCGACAAAGATGCGCATTCGACGGTTCTTGCCGTCGACTGTACAATATCGATCGGGGGGTAACGCGCTGGTGCCGTACCAATGGTATTGCTCGAGGACACGGCATGGGTCATCGCAGAAGACAGACAAAGACGACAAGAATTCCACAAGGAAATTACCAGAGCTTGTGTATCTGTCTCCACTATGCCGCACACGTTGTCTCAAGTCCACTGTGACGTTCCCAAGTTTGGTGCCGATGACGAATTTTGAAGATTTTTGCCGCTTTTTGATATTCAGATGGGCCGTGGCATTTTCGGGCAAATGCGTTAGACCTTTGTCAATGCGGGCTAAAAGCTCAACTTCGTATGACAACAAACCGACGAATGCGCGATCAGTCGATGAGAGTTCGTATGATTTTGATTTGAAAGGACGACAGGTCTCGGAAATGTCAAATGATGTCTGATCAATCTCGACGATTTGTGCCTCAGTTTCACATGAAGGGAAACTCGAACAACGTCTGGTGATCATTTTGATCATGTCATCACGCGTCATGTGTTTGATGTTCGAACCATGCGTATAACCAAAGAGGATACGTTCGAACACCACGGCACCTAGGAGATGACGCACCAAGACATTCCTACCTTCGTTCTGGATGATACGTGGGTTCTTTATTTTATTGATAATTTCTTTCTTGAGAAAAGCACGGAGCACGCCGTCGTCATCTGTGATCTGATTCTCGTCAATGGCTTTAAGGAAGTCTGCAGTTGACATTTTGCCAGATTTGAAGAGTTCAAGGCCACACGACGCATCGGACAACTCAGTGTACACTTCTTCCACAGCGCGAGCAATGTTCCCAGCACTAAACCATCTTTCAATGATGTATTGATACGCCTTGCCAAATTTCTGATAAGTGTCAGATTTGAGCACAGGTGCGTATTTCGGGTCACATCGGGTATCGATGGCGTGCAAGACATTGTTCGGGTCATCAATTTGAAAATGATGTTGAACAAGATATTGGTGACCTAAGGCGCGGAAGTCGCAATCCTCGGAGAAAGTTCGAGCAGGTAGGTTTGGATCGTATGAACCAGTTATGTCCATCCCCGGTGGCAGGGATTTGATGAATTTAACACCTTTTGCGTTGGTGTGAGCGTTGATGATTTCATTAGGACTAAAACTGGGCGGATTATATGCCGATATAGTGTCAAAGTTTGGAGTAGGCGTCGATTGAAAATCGTCGTGAATTGTGGCAACACTCTCAGTCACTGATTCGGTTTCACTGCTCAGATTTGACTCAGGAATCCACATTGAAAAAGTGGCAATGTCCCGACGAGAAATACTTTCTGCAATGGTGGTGTCTTCGAGTGTGTCAAGTCGTAACGCGACGTCTGAACCTGTTGAAGATATGGTGTCGCCCGGTGATGGCAAATCAGAGATTGTCATACTGGGGACTATAGTTAAAGTTTGTATAACGACAGGCGCTGGTGGTTTATATGGTAAAGACAACCTTACGGTGGTAGACACAGTAAGCTTCGACTTTGCCGAAAATAGAAAAGGGCGCGTGCCAGGAAATAAAGATAACTTATGGAGATGGAATTGTTGCTTAACGGGAAATGGTCCGTAAGAACACCAGGCATCATGTGCTACACGTGAAAGCCACCATAGCAAACAAGCCCAGATGCCATAAACGGGTAGCCATTCCCAGCTAAAATTAGCACCAAAGCGCCATTCCATAGTAAAAGAGATGAGAAGTGAGAATAACCACAAAGCAAATGCTTTGCGACCATTCAAGATATAATGTTTGCGAACAGGTTCAGGATAAGGTTTAGGAGTCGGACGCAGTTCGACGTGGGTGCACGCAAGGGTAGAAACCCTCTTGTGACAGATCAAGTGTGGCAACAATTGAACTAGAGCATAATCGTAACAACTCTTCCCTCCTTCAGGACGCATAGAGCGAAAGAGTGTGATCAAGTTCTCATAGTGTTTGTTGGCAGACAAGTTCTTCACGTCTGACACCGCTGTTGAAAAGATGAGGTAGTCGGCATACTCCTTGGTAAGGTATACTTTGAAATAAGATGATTTGAAAAAGGATTGGTGTGAAGGACAACATTGAGTGCAACTGACTGGGACGCTGATCACACAATAGAATGTGGAATCAGCGCGGGGCTCCGCAAGAGTTTTGAACAACTCATGCGAACAGGTGAGACAGTAACTGGCTAAGGCGCCCAGATAGGGCTGAGCCAGATGTGTGAACGACGAGG